GAAGCGGGGGAGTTTAAGGAGTTGCTTAATGCTTATATGTCTTCTAAAGCTTGTTTTATGGATGGCGACATTCAGTATGGTGTTCCAATTATTGGTGGTACTGGTGGTGATATAGAATCTTCATCTAAAGACTTTATGGATATGTATTATAACGCAGAAGCATTTAATCTTATATCAATGTTTATACCTGCGACTAAATGTTATCATGGTTTTTTTAATTTAGAAAATGGAGTTTCTGATATTAATGGTGCTGAAGAAAAACTATTAAAAGAACGTCAGCAGTTAAAGTCAAGTAAAAATCAAAAAGGTTACAATCTACATATACAAAATTATCCATTAACAGTTCAAGAAGCTTTTTTGCAAACTAAATCTTCTAAATTTAATGTTGGAAACATTAATAATCAAAGAAGTGTTATCATGGCAAGTGAAAAACTACAAAATCAAATACAGGTAGGTAGTTTAGAATGGGTTGGTGATGGAATGAATGTAGAATGGATACCTGATGGTCAAGGGCCTTATAAAATATTGTCACATCCTATGATAGAATATAAAGGTTTAGACATAGGTGGTATTGACTCTTACGACCAAGATGTTGCAAAAAGTTCTAAGTCTTTAGGTAGCGCTATTATTTATAGAAGATTTTACAGTCCAGATATTCCAAGCAACTATCCTATAGCAGAATATACTGAAAGACCAAAAACAGCAGAAGAATTTTGGGATGGTTGTCTTAAACTTGCTGTTTATTATAGTGCTAAAATGTTAATTGAGTTTACAAAAATTGGTATTATAGATTATTTCAAAAGGATGGGTGGTATTAATTATATGAAAGAAAGACCAACTGCTGCTCATTCTCCAAAATCTGTAAATAGAAACAGATACGGAATACAAATGAATAAACATACTAAAGCTGTTATGGAACAGTATTTACAAAAGTATGTAGAAGAAAATATAGAAGATGTTTGGTTTATGGATTTGTTAGACGAACTTGCTAATTATGGGGTAAGAAATACCGATAGGGTTATTGCTTTTGGTTTGTGTTTAATACATGACATAGATGTTTATGAAAAAAGTGTTAAATTTGGACAATCAGAATTTAAAAACTTAGGATTCGTCTATTATAAACGAGAAAATGGACGACTAGTACCTTATAAAGAGTAATTATGGGCGTAAACAATTACGGTTTTCCCAGACAAGCTATTCCTGATAGCGAAAAGACTAAAGATTGGTGTATAGATAATTTAAGAGCTATAACTAAATACTTAGGTGGAAAACATTCAAATCAAGATAATTTTTTAAGTGACAGAAATAAAGATATTGCTAATTATAGCCTTTATAATGGACACGTTAATCCTAAAGATTACGAGTATATTACAGACCAGTATGGTTTGCCTTTTCCTGCTCGCATGGCAAACTTTCCTCTTATACAAACAAAAATAGATTTATTAATAAACGAAGATGCATCAAGACCTATAGACAAAAAAGTTGCTGCAGTAAACAAAGATGCGGCTCTTCGTAAAGAAAAATTTAAAGTAAATCTTATTGCTAATAAACTTCTTGAGGATATAAACTCGCAGTTTAAAAATATTTTTGGGCAAAAGCCAAACATGGAAATGGCTGACTATCCTATACCTGAAGATATAGATGAGTTTATGAGGTATGAGTATAAAGAACTTATTGAAGAAGTTTGTCAGGATGGTTTAGATTATTTGATAAAAAGATATAGGCTTAAAGATGTTTTTAGAGAAGGCTTTAGAGATTTTTTAGTTACAGGAAAATGTTTTTATAAAGTTTATGTAAAAAATGGAGACCCATTTGTAAGAAGGGTAGACCCTAGAACTGTAATGTGGGATTCATCTATACAGTCTGATTATTTAGAAGAGTGTCAATGGGTGGCAGAAGAAAGGTTTTTAACAGTCAATGAGGTGCTTGATGAATACAATGATGAGCTTACTCTAGAAGATATTCAAGTTTTAGAAGAAATAAGACAAATAGATAACTTAGATAAGTTGTCAGATTTTAATTCTGAAATAGAATGGATAGATTATGATTCTGAAAAAGGAGCAAGAATAAGAGTTATAACAGCAGAATGGAAGTCTATAAAAGAAATTAAATTTAAGGTTTCTGAAAATAAACATGATATGTTTAGCCCTTTCAAGAAAGTAGTTTCTGAAGGGTATAAGAAAAGAAAAAATGATGTTTTAGAAAGCAGATATGTTGATGATATATGGGAAGCAACGCAAATTGCTGGTAAAATATTTGTACAATGCAGAAGAAGACCAAATCAAGTTAGGTCTGTTGATGATGCAGGAACAACCCCATTATCTTATTCAGGTTGTATACATAATTACACAACAGGTAACTCGCAATCTTTAGTGGATTTATTGCGTCATGTTCAAATGATGTATAATATTATTCATTATCATATAGAGTTGACTTTAGCAAGGGCTGGAGGTAAGGCTGTTGTATATGATGTATCTCAACTACCTACAAATATTGGTATGGATATGCAAACTGTTATGTATCATTTAAAAACAGATGGTATAATTCCTATTAATAGTCAAATGGAAGGTCAGGATGTTGCTAGATTCAATCAATTCCAACAAGTAGACTTTACCTTATCTAATTCTGTTAGACAACTTATTGAACTTAAGTTAATGCTAGAGCAAACTGCAGGACAAATTTCAGGAATATCACCACAAAGAGAAGGAGCTGTTCAGCAGTACGAATATGTAGGTAATGTACAAAGAAGCGTTGTTCAATCTTCTATGGCAACGCAAGGTTGGTTTTTTCAACATACAGAAGTTAAAAAAATGGTTTTAGAAAGACTATGTAATTTAATGAAAGTTTGTTGGTCAGAAGGAAAAAAAGCCTCTTACATATTAGGAGATGGTGGTTATAAGTTTTTATCAGTTTTACCTGATATAGCATTAAACGACTATGGAGTATTTTTAGGAGATGCTGGTAAAGATGATGCTATGAAACAAATGGTACAGCAAATGTCCCAAGCGGCATTACAAAGCGGTACTTTGACTATGCTTGATGCTATTAAAGTATTAAAAGCAGAAAGTTTGAACGAAGCAGAAACTATTTTAGAAAGAGGCATGGATACTGTTAAGAAGATACAGGAAAACGCACAAAAACAAGCCATGCAACAACAACAAGTTTCAATGCAACAACAGGCTCAAGAAAAACAATTAGAAGAACAAAGAAAAGATAAAGAACTTCTTAATAAAATGAATATTGCAAAAGTCGAAGCTGATAGTAGAATACAAGTTGCAGAAATAAATAGCGACACAAGACTTCAGTCTGAAAATTTAAAAGAAAAAACTAAAATAAATATTGAGGCTGTAAAAGGCGATATTAAAGAGCAGTTAAACAAAGGTCAGCAAAACCTTAGTTAGTAATTTTTTATATTTGTAAAATTAAAATAAAAGCAAAATGGCAAACGAGGAAAATAGCATAATTGAATCAGTAACATCAGAGTCAAATAATAAAGGTTTTGATGCGTCTGCATTTATTAGTTCAGAAACAGCAAAAGATATTGAATCTATTGAGGATAATCAAGAACAAACAACCACAGAAGAGGAAGTACAAGCAGAAGATACTCCTAAACAAGAAGAAGCAACGACAGAACAAAGAGATGAAACAAAAGAAGGCGATAGAGAGGATTTTAGCTGGGATGAAATTAAAGTTGAGCAGAAGTCTGAAAAAGATGATAAGCCAACGGAATCAAAAGATGAAGATTGGGATACAGTAGAAAAAGAAGATAATTCTTTTGATTGGAATGAAATAGGTAGTGAATTAAATATAAGCGCTTCTAATAAAGAAGAGTTTGTAAAGCAAGTAAAGTCTATGATAGAAAATCCTATAAAGGATAATGATACTGTAAACAACTTGCAAGAATATTTAAAGAATACTGATGAAGAATTAGTTATTGCAGACATGAAGGCTTCAAAATATGAAGATGATTATATTGAAGATACTGTAGGTAAATTAAAAGATTCTGGATTACTTAAAAGAGAAGCGTCACAAATAAGGTTACAGCTTCAAAATTACATTCAAAAAGAACGTAATAAATTAAGACAGGAAAAATCTAATTCTGAAAAAGAAAACATTATTAAACAAAAAGAAGCTAGAAAAGGTTTACAAGACCATATAAAATCTAAAGATGAATTTTTTGGCGGTAAGATAAATAATGTTGAAAAAAAGAATTTATACAATTATATAACAAACGGAGGTTTCTCTAAAGAAATATTTGAAACTCATGCCAATGTTGCGGAGGCTGCTTTTCTTTGGAAAAACAAGGATAAGATTTTTAAAATGATTAAAACGCAAGGCGTTGAACAAGGAAAATCTAAAATTCTTGATAATATAACTTCTCCTAGTCAGAATTCAAGAAGTCAGAATTCGTTTAAGACTAAATCGGACAATTTTGACCCTAAAGCATGGCTTCGTTAGGGCATAATAAATATTTAAAATACTAAAAAAATGAAGGTATTTAGTGCAAAGTACGACCCGTCGTACAACACAGCTGACAACTCGCTTGTCAACAATATGCTAAAGTATCCTGAGATAGCGAAGAAGATTATTGAATTATATCCTCGTTACTCTATGACATACTTACTAGAACGATTAGGATTCGGAGCTAGTGAAAAAGTAATCGGTGCAAACGCTTTCGAGTGGAAAGTAATGGGTCGATATAAAAAACCTGCTGTATTAGATGTAGCTGATGCTACTGACCGCTCTGCAGGAGATGTTGTAACTTATAAAATTGCTTCGGCTGAAGCCGCTGATGAACACTGCCACTTAGCAGTAAATGACATTGTTCGTATTGATACTACTGGAACAAGAGGTTTAGTTACTTCAGTTGGAACGTTAAACACAGGAACTGATGGTCAAACAGATGTTACTATTAAATTATTAGAAGCACATAGTACTGACCTTACAACATCTACTAAATTTGCTGTTATTGGTTCTGCATTTGGTCAAGGTTCTCTTGGTGATGAAGTAGGTGAACTTTATGCTTATCCAGAAACTCACCGTAATCACTTAACTCTTTCTCGTAGAAAAGTTAAAATTAACGGTATAGATTTACATGATGTAACTTGGGTAGAGCACAATGGTCACAGACTATGGTACTTTACAAAAGAACAACAAATGACTGACCAGTTTATGTATGAACTAGAATTAAATAGATGGTTTGGTAAGTCTTCTGTATCAGGAGTTATTTCATTCCCTGGTGATGCTGGTTCTGCAACTGCTGGTTTCCCAGTTATGGGTGATGGTATTATTGAGCAAATTTCAAATAGTAATGTATTTGATTATACTCCTGGTAGTTTAACTGACGCTATTTTAACTAATGTATTAGCTTCTATTTCTTTAAATACTATTAATGCAACAGGAAATGAATATGTTGTATTTACAGGAATGCAAGGTATGGTTGATTTTCAAAAAGCAATGAAAGCTTTCTTAGGAAATGGTTCTGCTGCTCCTATATTTACAGATAAAGCTGGTCAAGATGTTCAAGTTGGTGCTAACTTTACTACTTACTATGTACTTGGTAATAAAATGACTTTAGTTCACAACCCATGTTTTGATGACCCTAATGTATCATCAATTACTTCAGGTGTAAGTGGGTTTACAGGTGCTGCTGCATTGTCTGGTGCAATGGTATTTATGGATATGTCTGCACAAGATGGTGTAGCTAATGTTGAGCTTATTGCTAAAGGTGCTGAAGGTTACAACAGAAACTACGTTAAAAAGTATGTTCCTGGTATGATTAACCCTAATGACCCTACATCTATGATGGCTGCAAATGGTAATGATACATTTGAATGTCACATTATGTCTGAGTCAGGTGTAATTGTTCGTAACCCATTATCTTGTGGTATTTTGAAGCCGACTAATTTAACACTATAATTAATATTTAAAATTTAGAAAAAATGGCTGAAGAAAAATACTTAGCGGAATATGAAAAAAGCGCAACAGGTAACTACCTAAAGCGTTCAAGAGGTTTGTTGAAAAACATTATCTCACAAGGTGCTGTAGCTAAAACTCTTACACAAGAAGAGTCTGGTTCAGTAATTATGGTTGCTATGACTGGAAATTCGGATATAGCTGTAACTTTACCTGCAAAAAAAGCAGGTTTAAATTACAAATTTGTTAATACATTAACTCCTTCTGGTTCTGGTGATTTAGTTATTACTGGTGAAGTAGCTGATACTATTGTTGCTATTTCTACAGGTGACGCAGATGCAGATGGTGCTAAAAATTTATTAGCAGATACTGTAACAATTGAAGCTGCTGCAACAGGTGGTGAAGTAATTGAATTTGAATGTGATGGTTCTTTTTGGTACTGTACAGTAATTCAAGATGTAGTTGGTTCTGTAACATTTGCAGGATAATAAATAATATTCATCCCCTCTTCGGAGGGGGTGTTTTTTAACTTAAATAAATAAAAGCAAGAAAAAATGGAGAAAAAAAATTTAATTGCGTATTCGCATAAAACAAAAAAAAGTTTAAACTTGATGAGTTTTGGTGGTCTTTATATTGATAAAACAGGAAGAGAGCAAATACTTTTAGATATTAATGGTCGTGAAAGAGATTTTGTAGTCAGAGGCTCATCGTTTATTTTAAGAAAAGATATTGAAAATGATGTTATTTTAGATAAGTGGTTATCTAAGCATCCTGGCATACTGAGTTCTTGGTTAAGAGAAGATTATGTTGAAACTGAAAAAGAAGAAACTGAAAAAACATTAAATTCTGCTCAAGCAATTATTGAAGCTGCAAAAATGAATATTAAGTCTGTAGTCGATTTTGCAAAATTAACTAAAATGAATTTAAATTCTGATACAGAAGTATTAAGAGCCAAAATAATTACAATGGCTCAACAAAGTCCATCTAAGTTTATGGAAATACATTTTGACCCAGAAAAAGATTATAGAGTTTTTATTGTAGACGCTCTTAAATCAAAAAATCTTACTTATAAAAATAGTACTTTTATGTACGGTAAGGAAGCGATTGGAACAAATGAAGAACAAGTTATAGTTTGGCTTAAAGAAAACAAAGACATCTTTGCTTTAATCAAACACGAACTTAGAGGTGATGAGCCAAAAAAAGTAAATAAAAAAAGTAAAGTAAATTCATAATATATGCCAGTAGCTATTTCTACACAAGATGATATGGAAGAAAGAATACGTCAGATTATAGACCGTGAGGATACGGCATATTTTTCTGACGACCAAATTCTTTTATATTTAGAGATGGCTACTGATGAATTTATACAACAATACTATAATGTTTTTGAAGCTAGTCAAGATGCTAGAGATAAAATAGAAAACTTAGTAGTAAGTGAAACAGTTTCTTTATCTAGTCCTTTTAATTATCAATTAAGCACTTTAACGAGCACTTATTATAGATTATTATCTGCAAGATTAACTAATTCACCAACTACTTCTTTAAAAATAATACAACTAGCAGATTATTCTGCTTATTTAAATGACCCTTTTAATAAAGCTGATGCTAACAATCCAGTTATATATCAAGAGGGTGCAATGCTTAAAGTTTTGGGGCTAACAACAACTACTTCAATAGATTTAACTTACTTATCTTACACTACATTGTGGAGTGATTTGTCTAGTTATAACTATGAAGAAATAGCGCAAATTGCTTCGAGAAAAATCTTACAATCGTTAGGAGACCCAAGGTATCAGATAATGCAAGCTGAAATCCTTGAGAGGAATACGATTTTAGGTGGAGGTCGGAGTAAGTAAAGATGCTTTTTGCTCCCTTGCTTTGAAAGAGCGGTTGTGGTGTTCGCTACACCGCTCTTTCTTTTTAAAAAAAATAGAATATGGCAACATTAAATGAAATAGCGTTCAATATTAAAAACATCGTCGAAGGTGGTGTAGGTTCAGATGACTCAAATTTGTCAACAAGACAAATAAAGCATTTAATAAATGTAAAAAGAGGTGAACTTTTATTAAAATATACAGATAATGGAAGAAAAACATCTGAATCTTGTTATCAATTAGATATTCTTACACCAGAGGCTTCAGGAGTTGTATATAAGCCTTTCTTAGGCTTTAATAACAATAGAGCCATAAGAAGTATTGTTTTTAAAGATGGAGACGCTATAGACGACTCTATAGAAATTCTACCTATTGTGCAAGACCATGATAGGATGTTTGTGAAACATTCAAGATTTATAAGAAGCGTAACAAGAAAATATGCAACACTGTCAAATGGTAAAATTTTTATCTTTGAAGATGATTCTTTAGTATCTGGTGGGACAATAGAATTTAAAGCGATATTTTCAGACCCAACATCTGTTAGTAGTTATGTAGATGATGATACAACAGAGTACCCTATGCCTGATGAACTTTTAAGTGTATTAACACAAGAAATAATAGGAAAAGAAGTTGCTTTACTTTATAACTTGTCAGCAAATACTCCAAATAATCAAACGGATGAAAAAACTATCTCTAAAAACGTACAAAGATAAATACACTAATTTAAAAGATATATATAAGCCAATAAGGAATGAGTTAAAGCATAAAAATAAAAGAATAACATATTCAACTTATTTTAAAATTATAACAAAATATTTTGAATACTTTATAGAGCATATTGCAGAAAAAAAAGAAAAGGCTGAAATGCCTTATAAACTTGGAAAGGTTTACATTAAAAAAGAATTACACAAAAGACCATTTCATGTAAGAATTGATATAAATGAATCAGAAAAACAAGGAAAGATAATAAAGTATAAAGTCCCTATACTTAATGATTATTACAATAAGTTAGTTTGGGAGAGGTTAACAAAGTATAAAAAATATAAAATACTTCCTTTAAGAAAATTTAAAAGGTTGATTGATAAAGTAAAAGAATATTAATATGCAACTTAGAATTAGCGTAAAACAAGTAGTTCAATCTGTTATAAGAAATTTAGAAGTGCAAAATGCTGCGTCTGAGTTTCATAATTTTGTTGAATGGGCATTTGAAGCAGAAAAAAAAATAGGAACCTTTAAAACTTTTGTAACAAAAGAAGCCTCTTTAACTATATCTAATAAACAAGCAACTTTACCTACAGACTTTATAGAGCTTATTGATGTAAAAAATTCACACGATATATACTACGAGCCAGGTCAAATTCCTTTTCAAGAAAAATCTAGAGAGTATAATAATTATGTTTACTATTATAAAAATGGATTTTTAAGATTTCCTGATGCTTTAGATACAAGTATTGATATAAAATATATTGCCTTAGAAGTAGATGAAGATGGTTACCCTACAATAGAGGCAAATCATGAAGATGCTGTTTCTCATTATTTAATGTATAAATATAAAGCAAGAGATTACTACAATCAAAAATTACCAAAATATATTTATGATGATTTAAAACGTGAATGGTTTAGACTATGTGCACAAGCAAGAGGTAATGACAACATGCCTAATAGAAATCAAATGCGTTCTATTTCAAAGTATTGGAACACATTAATACCTAATGTACCAAAATACTAATATATGTCTACTAAGAGCGTAAAACAACAGTTAAGTGAACTGTTAGGTAACAAAAAGTCTAATGTTTTTTATAAAGGACTAGATACTGATACTGATGAACATGTATTTGCTAATGATAGATTTATTGATGCAAATAATATAAGAATAAATAATCAAAATTCTGGTTTAGGTTCAGCTCAAAGTATTAAATCTAATGTTTTAGCTTCAACATTAACTACAACAGGTATTTTATTTAATCCTACTGATGTTACTACAGAAATGGTTGGCTCTCCTTCTGGTGTAGCTGGATTAAATGCAGACAGATTTTGGCTTGAAGGCAGTCATACTTATAATACTACAGATAATAAAATTCAAAAAGTAAAATGGACTTTTACTTATGTAGGGGGCATAACTTTTTCTCATGAAGTTATTATAGGAAGCGGAAAAGCTATTTTTGGTAATGTTAGCTCGCAATCAATGGTTGGTGCTAACAAAATAAGTAATGATACTTTTATTAAATATTGCTATGATAGCATGACTAGTAGCGAAACTTTTACAAATGCAATTACTCCTGTTTTAATAATAACAGAAGAAGGTCAAAGTTCAAATCTTTTATTTACATCTAACACAACTTTAGATTTATCTAACATTACTTTATTTGTATTATCAGAAGGTGCTTCTCCCTCTGGTGAGTATAATGTTGTAAGTAACATTAGCGCTCCTATTGGTGTAGATAATGAAAAATTTGGTGATTATAATTTTAATGTTTCTACATCTACATTAACCCACTTTCCTTTAAGTCTTGTATCTTTTACAGGATATATAATAGCAATATGTTATGTTTCTGATAATTTAAATAGTATTTTAAAATTAAATGTAGATGGTGGTAATTTAGTAAGTTCAATTACACCTATAGTTTTTTCAAACTTTGGTTTGCAAAATCAATTTTCATCTATTAGAGCGCAAAAAGTAGAAGAAAATGAAAATTATAATAGAATATACTGGACTGATGGTGTAAATCCTATTAAGACAATAAACATAAATGCTACATCAAATGTGTATGCTACTTTTACAGGGCCAGATAATTTTAATTTATTTTCTAAATCCCCATTACTGCCTCCTGTTATAAGAAGCGTTGAAGATGCTGGTAATGTAAACTGTGGTAGCTGGTCGTATTGTTATAGATTAATTTCAATTGATGGTAAACAATCAGTAATTTCTCCTATAAGTAATCCAGTGCCTTTAGGCGCTAGTTCTAAAAATTTTATATATAAAGATTATGTAGGAGGTTCTATTTCTACTTCATCAGGAAAATCTGTTACATTAAGAATATCAGATATAGAACAGGTTTATAATAGTATACAATTAATTGGTATTCAATATTTAAATAATGATGGTGGAGCAGCTTTCTTTTTATTAAAAGACGAAAAAATATCAGGAACAACTATAAACTTAACTCATAATGGTAATGAATCAGTAACTGTAATAACTGCTGGAGAATTATTTACTAAAAAAAATACATTTGATATTGCGCAAGATATAGCCATTAAAGACAATAGATTGTTAGCTGCAAATTTAAAAAATTCTTCTTCAGAAGTAGTTTCAGATAACACAACTTTTAGAGTAAAAACTTTTAAACATACAGGCGCTAGCGGTTTAAGTAATTTTGATACGGCTCCTGACGGCACATCTACTAATGCTTATGTTGCGGATACTGAAATTCATTCTAGTAGTTTATATGAACCAGAATTGTATAAAATAACGCCTGCAAATGAAACTTTATTTAGATACGCTGAAGGTAAAACTTCAGATGCTAAATTAATATTTGGGGCTAGTACGCCTGGTTATCACAGTACTACAACAGATTTGAATGGAGATACTGTAAATGCAGACATAAATGGTGTGTATGTAAGTTTTAAATTAAAAAAGTTTTCTTTAGAAAAAACATCTTTTTGGCAAAAAATATCAGAAGATGATGCTAATTTTCCTCAAGATTCTACAGATGATGGCTATACAGAGCCTCCTTACTATGGATTAAATTCTAAAAGTGGTGAAGATTCTCATTTTGATAATTACAAAAACTCAATATTTGCACAAAAGTATGTAGGGTATATGCGTGATGAAATATATCGTTTTGGTATACAATTTTATGATAAAGATGGTAATCAAACATTTACATACCCAATAGGAGATATAAGATTTCCAGCAATAGAAAATGACTATAGATTTATAGGTACAACAATTAACTCTTACACTCCAACAGCAGGTGATGGTAGTTCTAACCCTAGAAAATACATTTTAGCTGACTCTAATGGTGATGGTTATATATTATATCCAGAATTTAGAATTAAGCTTACAGATAGCGTTAAAAGAAAAATATCAGGATTTAGTATTGTAAGAGCTGAAAGAAATGACGAAGATAGAAGAGTTGTTACTGCTGGTCTTTTAAATAATACTTTATCATATAGAGACCATATAGAAAATGGAACCCTAAAAAATAAAACAGGTTTAGATAAACAAAACTTATTTACTCAAGTTACTGGAGCAACAAACTTTGATAGTTCAGAAACAACAGAGTTATATACTTTAGATTCCCCTGATGCTATTTTTGGAGATTTTTCATATACTAAAACAGGAACTGAAAGTTTAAAAATAGCTTCTAAATTTTTATGTTATTCATATTCTAGTTCTGAAAAGCCTGACGGAGGTTCTGATGACCATTTACATTTAGGTAATAGTTCAAGTGATGTAGTATGGATGAGAGATAATTCTACTAATACAACTTTTTATGCTGCTCCATTAGCCTTTGATTACACCACATCTCCTGATATTTCTGTAAGAGAAATGTCTTTTTATAGTAAATATTATTGTAATGATGATGTAAGTACAGGATTAAGTCTACACACATCAGATGCTTCAAAATACACAAAAGCAATACATTATGGTCAAAATATTGCTCCTGGAGGTGTAATTCCAAATTCATTACATACTCATACACAAGACTTTTTAAATACATCAATGGTCTATGGTGGTTCTTCAGGCTCAAGTGTACATATAGATTTAAATGCTTTAGTTACTACAAGCAATTTAATATCTCACAGTTCTGGAAAAGCTAATGATGGAAACACTACAATATTTTTATCTTTATCTGATTCTTTACATTTTGATATGTCAGATAGTTCTTTAGATTTAGACACCCCTTTAGTTGAAGGAAGTCATTATGCTGCATGCAAACCTTATGGTAAAATAATTAGAACACTTACTAGTAGTTCTGGTCAGTATGGAGGAAGTTCTTTAGTAAATTTTGAACAAACAAGATGGATTAGTACAGGCGCATCTGTACATGGTTCTGGTATTTCAAGCAATACAGGTCAAGAAATGATTGTATCTGTTTTTGGTGGAGACACTTATATTAATATGTTTTCATTAAATAAATTTCATAGAACAACATTTAATAATGATTCTAAATTTAGAATTGTACAAGGAGTTGTTTTTCCAGTAGAATCTTCAATAAATATAGATTTAAGACAAGGAACATTTTTTGGAAAAAACAGAGCAAATCTGCAATCAGAAGACGAATATATATACAACAAATCTTATTCTGCGGGTAACACTCTAAAAAGTTTTCCAGCAAAAGATTCAAATGTAAAATTAGTTTCAGATTTTAAAAGTCAAATAGCCATTTCTAATACTAAAATAGGTGGTCAAACAGAAGACGCTTTTTCTAAATTTGATTCTAATGAAAGTTTTGAGGTAAATCCAAACTATGGAGAAATTAAAAATATAGTATTATTTAGAGATAATATATATTCTTTACAAGAAAGAGCAACATCAATATTATCTATAAATAGTAGGGCTTTAATTCAAAGTCAAAATAACGCAGATATATCTATACAAAGTTCTGTAGGAACAGGAAATGTTATAGAAAGAAACGATTATATAAGCATTAGTTATGGAAGTCAACATAGGATGAATTGTTTATCAACAGATAGAGGTCTATATTGGTATGATAATTATAATAATTCTATTTGTAAAATTAGTGATGTAAATCCAAAACAAGTTCTTGACTTAACTACTTTAAAACTTTGCACTAAATTTTTAAGTAATTTAAAATTAGTAAAATTAAAAGACCAACCTTTATTTATAATAAATCAAACTATAAATACAAATGGTGGTGGAGTAAATATTTCTTACAATCCATTTTTAAATGAAATACTTTTTAGTTTTAATTATTTTGAACTTACAACTCCTGGATTAAATGCTACAGATGTTTCTAATTATTCAATAAAAAGCATGACTTTAGCTTTTGATGAAACTTTAGATGTATTTATAGGAAAAAGGGATTACACTACATTAATTAATACTCATCATGAAGGTTATTTATATAGTGTAGGTGTTAAATCAATTTCTGAATCTAATTTAAATAAGGTTTATGTTCATGATGGTATTGAACACGCTACATTACCATATAATAATTTTTACGAAAACACTGTTTATCCATCAATTACTTTTGTAAATAATGAAGAGGTTTCTGCTTTAAAAGTTTTTGATAAATTAAGTCTAATGAGTACTGATACTGCAACTACTCCGTTAATATCAGAAATATTTGATAGTTTTGTATACAATACAAATCATAACGGAACTATTTTAGATGTTTCATCAACACCTATAGATAAAGTTGTAGCAGGTAAACATATTATACCAATTACTAATATAGATGGAAAAAGAATAAAAGGTAATTTTTTAAAAACACAAATAGTTCAAAATAAAGATTCTGAAACAAAACAATTTAAACTGTTTTCAGCAACAACTTATTATAGAAAAAACATAATATAATGCCAGATAAAAAAAGAAAAATTTCTAAAGATAGTGGAAAGGCTATATATGAATTAAGACCTCCACAAGGAAGTTATTATAGTGAAGAAACTGGAAGACCAGATGTTATTGATATGTCTAAGGCTGAACTTAGTCTAGGCAAATTTGTTGATACTGCAAGTTATGGTGGCATGCAAGATTTGAAAGATTTTTATACTAGTTACTATGGAACTCCTAATGATTACTCTCCATCTATGCCTATAGAGGCTAGAGCAGAATATAATGTTCTTGATAATAAGCAAAAAGAAATGAATCCTCAAAAATATTTTGAGATTTATCCACCATCTATGGAAAGTGACGCAACTAGAGTTAATAGACCTATTATTCCTGAGATGAGATATGGCGGTAATTTTATAGAAAATAGTGTTAAAAAATATCAGAACGGTGGTACTGGATTTGAACTTCCCGCTATGACTTCAGCAAATACTATAGATGCAGAAACAGGTATGAGTTATGAAGAAATGCTTATTCAGCAAATGAAAGATGACCAAAAACTTCAAAATGTAGCGGCTACTACAGGAGCCCTTACTAGTTCAGCTTCAAATATTATTTCTGGTTCAAGTTTAACAAAAGACTTTTATAAGTTGCTAGAAGATTATAAAGGAGAGGAACAGTTTGATAGAAAAGCTTTAAAAAAACAATTTAAAGAAGGTAGGTCAGATAAAGCAGCAGGAATTGGAGAAGGTGTAGGTTTTGCTGCAGCAACTGCTTTAACAGGAAATCCAATGATAGGGGCTGCTGTAGGTAAAGTAACTGGATTTTTATCAGGAGAAGTTTCTAAATTATTTAATATAGGTGACAAAGGTACAGAGGCTATAGATGAAGCCGAAGGGGTGTTTTTGGATACTCAAAGCGACAAAGCTTCTGATGCGGTTATGGCTCAAAGAAAAAAAGATTTATTAAAAAGTGATATAGATTATTTAAAAGGTATTGGTATAGGAAAGTATGGTGGAAATTTTAATGGCATGATATATGGCCCTAGACACGAAAGTGGAGGCGTTATGATGTATAAAGATGGAGCACCTATAGCAGAAGTTGAAGGAGATGAATATGTAATAAATAATGACATTTTAAAAGATAAGCCAGAATCTAAAAAGAAGTTTAGTATACAGGGAACTCCTGTGCAAATAGCATCTGCTTTAAATTCTATAAATAAATATGGCGTTAACACACACCCAGGTGGTAAAGTAAAACAAGTTAAATAATGGAACCAGTAAAAAAATCAGTAAATAGAGAAAAAAATAAAAAAGCGTTTTTAGCTGAACCTGGAGTTCAAAAAAAAATTACAGCTATTGCAAATAATTTAGGCATTAGTGAAGATGAACTTTTATACGCTATAGCTGTTGAAACAGCAGGTAGTTATAGTTCTGCACAAAGAAATTTAGGTGATGGTAGGGCTGTAGGTTTAATTCAGTTTTATCCTGATAATAAAAATGTAGATTATAAAACTATACAAGGAGTAAGATATGAAACTTCTGATTTAGAAAAAATGTCTTCTTCTGAGCAACTAGATATAGTAGAAAAATATTTAATAGAAAATTTTAAAAATAAAGGTGGTAAACCTGGAGAACTATATGTTTCAATAGCTTACCCTGATTTAATAGGAAAATCAGACGAAACAGAAATAGACCCTTCTAGACTTGACTCTGTATCAGCACAAAATCCTAGTTGGGTTAAAGATGGTAAAATAACAAAAGGTTCTATATCTAATTCTGGTAGTAAGCCTGAGTTTTCTAACTTTACTACAGAAAGTTCAAACAATAAACAAATAGATGTTGAAGAAAAAAATATTACAAATTTACAACAATCTGTAATAGATAATTTAAATGCTAAAATAGACGAACAAGAAGGTTTAGGATTAGATAATGAAGAGGCTATATTAAAAAAAGGTGTAGAAGATTATATTCTTAGCTTAAATGAAAATGATTTAATAAATGCTAATAAATTAAGTTATGATGATATAAAAAATTTATCTGAAAAACCAGAAGAAGATTATTCTAGTCAAAAAGATAAAATTCAAAATATTTTAGATAATAAAAGTGAATACAATATAGATGTTATTAATAACGCTAGATTAGCACAACAAAATATTGCTAGATATACTGATGATGATTCAGTGCCAATATCAAAAGAAAATTTAGATAAATCTTTAGTTTTTTTAAATGAATTAGAGCCAAAGCAAACAAAACAAGAAAAACAACCTGCACAGCCTGCTAGAGAACAAATAAAACCAATTACTTTAGACCCTGTAAAAACTGTAGTACCTGATACAGAACCTGCTGAGCCAATAAAACAAGAACAACCTCTTGAAAACATAACTAGACTTCAAAACTTTTTATCTAAAATGAAAAGAAGCGAGGGTCAAAGAAATGTAAATGCTTTAGCAAATACGGCTCAAGGAGTAACAGCAATTTTATCTGCTGCTGCTGGAATTAAAAGTATGATTAAAGCAACTGAAAAAGACCCTGTATCAAAATCTTATGTTGACCCATTATTTAAAGAAGCTTTATTAAAAATAAGACAAGTATCTAATCAAGGTATTCCATATGAGGCTAGACAATCTGCAATGAAAGATATTAATAACGCTTATACAGGAGCCATGAAAAATGTAATGGCTATATCTGGAGGTCAAAGAGGATTGGCCTTATCTAATATAGGTGTAGTAGATGCTAATAGAGTAAATGCTTTAGTAAATTTAGCGGCTAAAGACTCTGATATTAGACAGAAAAATTTAGAGTTATTTGCTAAAACTTCTTCAGATTATTCTCAACAAAAGTTAAATGCAAACATGACTTATGATAAATTAAATAGTACTATAGAAGAAAACAGGAAAAATAGATTGCAAACTATAGGCTCTGGTTTATTTGAGCAAGCAATGCAACAAGGAACAAATTATATGGCTACAAGAACAGCAAGTAATTTATTAAATAAAAATGCTGATAATAATAATAATCAATCAATTTCTGAATTACAAAGTATTTTAGGAGAGTTGCAAGATGGGGTAAGTCAAACTAATACAATAAACGAGTAAAATGGACTACAATAAAATTAATGAAATACTAAACACTTATAACACAAGCCCTTCTCTTAAAAGAGCTTTGAATTATAGTACAGCAGAAATGCAAAGAACTGAAAGGTTTAATGACTATCAAGCAGATAGAAAAAATGATGCATATAATTCTGTGATGGATAGAATTCAAGGTATAGAAAAAATGGCTAATGAAGTTACTTTTAATAGACCAGGAGTTTTAGAAAATATTCAAGAAGTATATAAAGAAGAAAGGGACAAGTTATCTAAAACTATTATAGAAAAATACGGTGGAGATATTACAAAATTTTATTATGGAGGTGGTCAAGCAGAGCTAGATATGTTTGAAAGAAATTTATTTGGTGGAGAAGAAATGCAAAATTTATTAAGAAGCAAGCCAGAAGTTGAAAAATATTTAGATGCTGTTACAGGAAAGAAAGGTAATAAAAGTGTTTTTCATTCTACTCAAAAAAGATATTTACAATTTCAATCAGGATTAGCGCCTACTTTTAACTTTGGAGAAACAATGATTCCTTATAAAGATGTTCCTTCTAGTTATATAGAAAAAGCACCTCAAGGAATGAGACTTATAGATGTTTATTTAGGTTTTGGAGATAATGAAAATATAGCTAAATATAATTACTATAATGAAAAAGGTTTAAGCCCTGATACTGAAGTAGGGTACGAAACTATTGCACAATATGCTGGAGGGTATTTAGGTGGATATGAAGGCCCTCAATCTCTTATTACTTCAAATGACCCTAAACTATCTAAAACTTTATTTGAATCAATTACGGCTCTTGGAAACAATTCTAATTTAAATCAAATTTCTAAAAGAGATGGTAATGTAAAAATGCAAGTAGAAAGATTAACTGAACTTGCAGGTTTGAATTTAAATGAACAAGTTTCAGAAGGCCCTATAGGTGGCTATAAAGCTTTTAAAGGAGATGAAACTAAAATGGTAGAAATATTTGTTGACCCATTATTTGATAGTAAAGATTTCGTTTCAGATGCTTTAATAAATGAAGATGGAGATATTTCTATTGACCATAATACAGGCGAGTGGTTTGGAGGAAATGGAGAAAAGTTAAACTCTTCAGAAACTCTGCCTACATTACAACAAAATGGTGTATTTTTAGGTTTTAAAACTTTAGACGGAACTAATAGACTTTTATTTAGAGATGAATTAGAAAGTCATGAAGGCAAAGTAAAACCTGTAATGATGTTAAATCTTAAAAATGATGGATATTTTGGAGATGATTATTACTATAAAGAACTAAGATTTGATAGCGCTAGAAGGTCTAAAAAATTAAATGAATTATTCAAAATTGAAGAAGATGAATTGGTTCAACAAATGAACTATGATTATAACTCTAAACCTTCTGAAGAAAAAATAAAAGTTTCTTTTGCTGATATAAATATGAATTCTAGTTCAAATAGATTTTACGAATATGCTCAATACAATGATTCTATATTAGAAAATAAATTACCTGCTTTAGGTCTTGAGAATCCAACATTAAAAACAAAATCTACATTGTTAGCATCTAAACTTTTATTTGGTATAGATGAAATGGAAGATTTTCTACAACAACTTCATGTAAGTGAAAATCCAGATTTAAATGATGGATTGATTACAAACGACCCTCAATTGTTTTTACATAATTTAAAGTTAATTGTAAATAAAAGAGGTGCTTCAGAAGAAGAAGCAAATAATTTGATAAATACTATAGCAGAATTAAGCAAAAAGATAAATAACGCTGTTATAAATAAACACCAAAGATGAGTAACGGAATAAATTCTCCAAAAGAAGACATAAAAAAGTACGATAGTTCTTTTTTGCAAGACCCAAAAAATCCAATTGTTGTAAGACAAGAAGATGCTATAATAGATTCAAACGCTATAGACTCTATAGGTTTTGGTTATAGCGCAGAAGAGTTAGAGTCTCAAAGACTATACCAAGAAGAGCAAGAAAGGAAAAGTAAAATAGATTACTCAATGGGTAATGTAGAAAAAGCTTCGCGTTCTTTTGTTGCGGGTATAGGTGATTTAGTTGAGGGAATGGGTGATGCTATTGATTATTTTTCAGGAAGTCCTGAGTCAGGTCTTACAAAAACAGATATAGCATCTGGTATTTCTAAAGATATATATGGTTTAGATGTTAATAAACCTATATCAAATTATGTTCATGGTTTAGCAGATAAGCTACAATCTGTTGGAGATTCAGTAGAAGAGCTACATTCTACTCAAGATATTTCTTTTGGTGATATGTTTGATTTAGACTTTTGGTCTACACATGCAGCAAGAGCTATTCCTTTTAGTTTGAGCTTTCTTATTCCTGGTACTTTAGGGGCTAAAGGTGCAGCAATGGCTTATAGAACTTTATCAGCTTCTAGTAAAATCACTAAAGGTTTTAGAGCAGGTAGAGCATTAAATAAAATAGGTTTAGTAAGCACAGCAGAGAGGGGTTCAAAATTAGCACAAACTGCATCTCAATTTACTGGAGGAATGTTGGCTGGTAACTTATCTGAAGGAGCGATTATAGCGGGTCAAACTTATAATGATGCTATTGAACTAGGTTTATCTGAAGAACAAGCGTCTGTTGCAGCACATGACACCTATGTAGATAACGCTAAATGGATGTTTGTTGACGGTTTACAGCTTATGGGTGTATTAGGATTACCAAAGTTTTTTAAAGGCGTATTGCCAGTTAAAATGCAAAAAGCAATAGGTATAAATAATATAGTTAAACCTGGAATAAAAAGTTTAGTTAAAAACATGTCTATGGCAAGTGGCGTGTACTTAACTGATGGTATGCTAGAACAATTTCAAGAAGTCTATCAAGATTGGGCTACAAAGAAAAACATAGCAGAACAACAAGGCGAAAAGTTTATGCCTTATTTAGATTACTTTACAAGTCAAGAAGCTTTACCTACAAGAGTAATTGCGTTTGCTACTTCTGGCCTTATGTCTGGTGGTAGAAGTTTAATGAATATTTCTGCTGAAAGAAAGGCTGCGTTTGACCAAAAATACATAGATGGTAAAAAGTTTTTAGTTGCAGAAAATGCTGATGTTTTAGACCAAACTACTGATGAATTTGAGTTAACTAAAAAAGATGTAGGAGAAGAATATACTCAAGGTCTTAGTTCTACTAAAAGACTTGAAGGTATGAAAGAAAACCAACTAATGTCTTTATTAGTATTTAGAGCCTTAGACGGAAAACTAGACTATTATCAACAACTTTTAGAACACCATAAAGAAGAAGGAAATATAAGTCAACAACAATTTGATGACTATATGACTACATCAAAAGAAGTTGAAAAATTAATTGAAGACACTCCTTCATATAATTTAAATAGAAATGAAAAAGCAAGATTAGTTATAGCTCAACAATTTATTAATGAAAATAATAATAAAATTGAAAAAAATATAAATGAGCTTAAAAAAGAAATAGAAAAAATAGAGGCTAGCGATATAAGTCAAGAAATAAAAGATGCTGAGATTCAAGGTATTAATACAAGAATACAAGAAGTTGAACAAGGTAATGTTCCTTTAGTAGATGAGCAACAAAATGTAATTAAAAATGATGAAGGAAAAGAGGTAACTATTCGTGAAGAAAATATAGTTCATAAAAGAGAAAAAGACTCAATATTTATAGAAGCTAGAAATAGACAAGAAAAAGAAAGAATACAAGAAGAGGTAATACCTGCTGTTGAAACTATATTAAATAAAGAAGATAATAACGAAAGTCTAACTGACTCTGAGCAGTCTATAAAAGAAAAAGAAATAGAAACCTATAATAGAGAAAAATCTATTAGAGTTAGACAAAAGGCTCAAGAAAAAGTAGGAAAAGCATTTTCTTTTAATCCTTTTATAAAAAAAGAAGACGGTTCTTTAGTTTTTGATAAAAAAGAAAATAAAAATAATAAAACTATTATTACAAGAAAAATTGTGTCTTCTGATGGTTCTGTGCAAACAGAAACTATTACACAAGATAATATAATTAAAAATGCTAAAGAAAAGGCAAAAGAAAAAGAGCAGGCTGATAACTCAGGAAAAAAAGATTCTAAAAATAATCAAGAAAAATCTCAAGAAGTTGAAGAAGAGGTTGAGGAAGATTCTTATTATAATAATCAACAAGAAGATACAACTAGAAAACAAGTAGTAAAAAAACAACAAGAATTAGACGCTTTAAGGCAAGAAAAATTAAATGGAAGGGTAAGTCTTGGGGACTTAAAAGTGTGGGCTAGAAACTTAGAAAAAGACAACCCATATACAATGGTCTTTTTTGATGAAACATTAAAAACAGAATTAGGATATGATGCTATAGGTAAGGCTGCTGGTTTATCAATATTTATAAATCCTAATTTAGCAGAGCAAGAAGTTTTTCATCATGAGTTGTGGCATGTTTATCAAAAAACATTTTACAACACAAAAGAAATGCAGAGTCTTTTAAAAAATATTGTAAAACAACCAATATTTGAAAAGACAAAACTTAAAAATCTTAATTATTTAAGAGTAAGAAAAGGTAATAAAATAGTGCCTTTGTATAACTTAGTGCAAGACCAAAACTCTGTAGTTATATCTTTAGAAGAATATATTTCAAATTTAGGTCTTGAAATGAATAGTATATCTGATACAGAAAGGCAAAGTTATTTGTCAGACATGGAATCTGTTTTAGAAAATGAAGGCTATACAATACTGCAAAATAGTAAACAAAAAGAAATAAAAGATGAAGCGTTAGCAATAGCTGGTGGTTATCAAAGTACTGGAGATGGAGCTGTTTTTGTTCAAGCAAAAAAACAAAATAATAAAGTAAAAGATTTATTTAGAAATGTTTGGTCTAAAATTAAAAAGTCCACAAATGAAGAAACATCTTCTGCTTTATTAGCATCACAATATCCAGATTTTTATAATAATGACTTTGCTATAATGCTTAGGAATTTTAAAAATGAAACTGCAAAAGGTGTAAATAATAAAATTTCTTGGAGTGTATATAAAAAAATGCAAGCAGGTTATTTATCTGCAAGAAGTCAAAAACAATCTAATGCAAAAGCTATAACAGAAATAACTAATGCTATTAGAGAAAATGAGGAAATAAAAAATATAATAGACTCTTTAAAAGAAAAATATGATATATCTGAAGGAACACGACTTCAAGCTTCAGATATGGAAGAAGCAGTAAATGAATCTGCTGAACAATTTTCTAATACAAGTACAGATATATTAATTGATGTTTTAGCCACCGCTTTAAATAATGCGAAAGGAAAACCATTAGTTGTTGATGCTATTGAGAAAGTTTATGATAATTTTCCAGCAATAGTAGAAGATAAGATTAAACATTATATAACATCTAAGGTTAGTAATGTTTTAAAAAACAATCCTGATTTAGAAAACATCAGATTTGGAAGGCTTATTAAAGAAGAGTACAAAAGAGGTATTAACGATAGAGTGACAGCAATGTTAAATGGATTTGTTGACTCTTATAATACAAAAAATAAAAAAAATAGAATATCAAGAAGTATATTACAAAAAGAAATAGATAATCTTATAGATAATAATAGATTTGATTTAGAATCTTTTCTTGAAGAGGCTAATAGCGTAATTGAAAGAAATAACACCTTTGAAGAAAAATTATTTAAAGAGTTTGTTGATTACTCAAAGTCTGATTTAAAGTCTCCTGGAGCTGGGTATAATGGTGTTTTAAATAACATCTATCAATACTTTAAAGGTTTTAGGCATGAAAACATATTTCAATTTAATATATCTCCTGATGGGCAAATTTTTGTTGAAGAAAAAATGCCTAAAAATATATCTATGCCTAATAAAAGATTTTTAAATTATCTTTCAGGTAAGATGAAAAATGATGTAAGTTTTGCCCCAAGAATAATGGCTTTTTTAGTTGGTGCTAGAGATAATATTGGAGGTGAAAAATCAAAATACATTGCAAATATTTTTAATAAAATTATATTAGAAAATCAAGAAGTTAGATTAGTACAAAACAATATTAGTCAATTAGATGTTTCAAGTTTAAAGATAGACGGAATGTTAGTAGAAGATTATTTTACTACAGAAAGACTTGATGAAATATTAAACTTTTTTACAGACATAAACTTTAATGAAGCTTTTGATTTATACGCAAAAAAGAATCAACTTAAAGGAGAGTTTACACCACAACAAAAAATAGAAAATTTAATTCCTTTAATAGAAGATAGTATTAATAACTCTCAAATGGGTAAAGTCTATAAAGATGACAACCCAATTAAAATTGCAGTTATTAAAAAATTAAAAGACAGATTAAACGAATATTACACTTTATCAAGTGAAGAACAAAAAGTTTCAAGACCTATAAAACTAAATAATCAAGATTTTATTGGTAGAGAAGGTTTAATGCCTGAAGTTCAAAGAAGAAAACGTTCAATAACAATAAACTTTTTCGATTTAAAAATTAATAATGTTCTTACAAAACTAACAGATTCTTTAGTTTATAAAGCAGATAAACGATTAGCATTAGGTCAAGTTCAAGACCCCAATAATAACTTAATAGGAACATATAATAAGTCTTCATATTTATATGACAATATAGATATAACAAAAGATTACTTTTATAATATGCAGTTAGAAGCGTCAAGCTCTGATATAATTGCTTATCCAAAAAGATTATTTGATTTGTTTGGGTTTAATTTTTATGCTAAAGGTTTATTTCATGCATCTATTAGTCCTGACAACTTACTTCAGTATACAAAAAATAAAACACCATTTATTTTTGAACCAGAAATAGGATATATGTCTGGATATTATGATGGTGTTTCAAGTAAAGGTTTTTCTTCAGGAAATATAAATCCTAAAACTTTTACAGCTTTAAAGATTATGCACATTTTTAATGCTATTAAAAACAAACAAAATACATATAAACAATTTGTAGGTCAAGCAGGAGATTCAGGAAGACAGTATTTTGTAAATAACGCTTCTGTTTTAAATATAGAACAAATAGCATCTAATATTAAACTTATAAATAGAGAGGCTAATAATATTTTAGACCAATCTGTTTATAATGAAAAAATAATTAGTTTATATAACAAACTAGTTAATGATGGCTATTTAAAAAGAAACAATAGCAATTTTAGATTATTTAAGATTGCTTACATGAATAATGTAATTAATAAATACTTTTTGCAAGATTTATTATTAAACAAAAAAAATGTTTTAAATAATAATAAATTTTTAACTGACCATCCAAAAAGATTTAAAGGCGTAACATCTCCTGGAATACCTATGGGTAACACTAGAATTGTACCTATAATAATTCAAGACCCTGAAGTTGATATTACTATTCCCTTATATAATAAAGAAAACCCTATAGTTTATAAAAACTCTCCTTTAGCTGACTCAGAGTCATTTATACTTTTAGAACACCAAGAGTTTATACAAAATACTTTTGGAGAATTAAATGAAAGTGGTCAAAATATTAAAGGTTTATATTTTGGTCAAAACTTAGACAATACATCTTTTGAAGAAGCTGTAGGAGGAAAAAAACGAGTTCCTATATATTTGAAATCTCATCACAAGGTTTTATCAGATTCATTTTCTAATGATAAGCCAGTATATAGGGCTATAAACTTTGTTTTGAAAGAAATCACTGAAAATCTAAAAGGAGAAAACGCTATACCTATAGTGTATTTTTCTAGCGCAATTAAAGGTGGCCTTACTAATGAAGATGTAAATAATATATCTTTTAATCTTTCTGATATAGTTAAGGCAGGAGAAGATGTAGTTTTTTTAAATAAAAAAATAAAAGAAGGTTCTAATAAAGTAGACTTAATAGAACAAGGTAGTTTGCAATCTTTAAACGAATTAGAACAAAAAATTATCAAAACATATAGGTTTAAAAATCAACAAGGAGGTTTTTCTTATGGATTTGATGGCAGAAACTATAAAGTTCAAACACTTTTAGACAATCAAAATAGAACAGGTGTAATTTCAAAACAAGAAATAGCTTCTTATAATATATACGAAACTATTAAGTCTTTTGAAAGTGGAAATTTTGAAAATGGTTTACAAGCCATACAACCAATTAAAGAGGCCTTAGGTAAGTTACTTAAACTGAACTACGAAAATAATTTTCAACAAAAAGATTTTGATACAATTTTTTCTGAAAACAAAGGAGTTTTACAAACGTTTATAGATAGGTTTGTGGCTGAAAAATTTGGGTCAGAATATATTGGAAATGAAGACATTATAAATAATGTAGTAAACTCAGCTTTTAAAAATCAAGTTATGAGTTTAAAAATGCAAGGAACTTTTTCAGTTGAAATGTCAGATATAGGTTTTAACGCTTCTGTAGATGGAGAAAATATTACATATTCGGATGAATTAAAATCTTATAGAGTTGATGATTCTGGTCAAACATTTTTTGCTGAAATAATCATGCCTTCTTATGCTAAAACCATGGGCGTAAAAGAAGGTGATTTTGTTATAGCAAGAAGAATACCTCACTCTAAGCCTGGAGATAGTCCAGTATATCAAGTTAAGTCTTTTAATGATGAACAAGCAGGTAATGTCACTATAATACCTACATCTCATGCGATAGCCATAGGTTCTGATAAAGATGGTGATGGTTTGCATATTAGTATTAGAAATAATAAAAAAGACTTAACTGACATTGAGTCTGCACAAAATGAATATTTTGACTCTGTTGTATCTTTGTTTAGAGAGCCAGAAGTTCATGAAGTTGTAATGCAACCTATAGATTTCGTAGAAAGTTTTACAAATAAAGGACTAAACTATATAAAAGACAATTTAGGAATACAATTAAAAGATGATGCTGTTGACTTGTATCTTGATGAAGAAGAAATGATTCAAGATAGATTTTTAGGAAACTTTATAGGAATTATAGCATCAATGAATAGAACTTTTAATTATTTTGCTAGAGGCGCTAAATCTGACTCTACAGTTATGTATGTGTCAAAAAATAATAAACCTGTTAGAGCAGGGATTAAAGTTCAATCTGCTATAAGTAACAGACAATACTCTATAGATAGAATATCAAATTTTGATGCTGATAACAATTCTTTATGGCTTACATACGCTAAAGCAGCTAACTTTATTATAGATGATACAAAGTTTGGTAATAGAGCAAAGTTTGGTATAGTTAAAGAAACGGCTAACGATTTCTTTTTATTATTAAGAATGGGTGTTGATTTAGAAACTATTATTAGTTTAATGTATCACCCTAACTATAAATCATATATTGAAAATAAAGCTTTAGGAAAAAGCAATAAACTGGCTATTATAGATGCTTATAAAATAAATCCTAATTCTTTAACTTATCCTGATTTAGAAAAAGATTCTGTTGTTAAAATAGAAAAAGATAAAAACATTTCTCCTGAAAGTCTTTATCAACTTGTTGAAACCTTAAGTTCTTTTGCAAAAGACATAAGAGGGGTTCAACAACTTATAAATTTAGACCAAGAGGTTCCATCTAATTTATTTTCATTAATAACATTAGAAAAACAAATAGAACAAATTTTATCTAAACAAAAATCTTTTAGTTTAATTATTGATAATGACCCTTATCTAAAAGCACATAAAGATATAGTTTTTGGAGGCTTTAAAGAAGAAGTAAAAAAACGTTCATTAATATCTGAAGAGGAAGCTTCTGAAGTTGTAAATGCTCTTAAAAACTTTGTTGATTTAACAAATAAAGAAACTACAAATCTTTTAAACAACACATTGCAGTTTTATAAATTAGCCCTTGAAAGTTCTGAATCTATATATAATGATAAGTCATATCAAAGCCTTTATTTAAGTCCATTAGACATGCTAGAAGAAGCAATCATGGAGTCTTATTCTAGTCAAATATCTAAAGGAGAAATACCAGTAGAATATAAAATGTTTTCTACTGAAGAATATGCTTTTATAAAGGCTAGCGAATTAGCTAAAGACATGTTGGTTTTAGAGCAAACAGAAACAGGCAATATATTTGCTCAAGCAATAAAAGTAAATCCAGTTAGCACTGTTAAAAATTATCAAAATGAAAAAAATCAATATTTAGATAAATCATTTGAAGTTTACAGATTTAATTTTGACTTTAATACATTTAAAAATATTGAATCGGAAGAAGATTTAAATAATTACAAAAAGGCTTTCGAGCAACTTCCTGAAAAATTAAAAGAATTTTTTATAGGGTATGAATTTTATGTTAACAAATTTGGATTAGGAACAAATCAATCTTTAAAATCGTTTTTTCCTAACTCAGTAAATAATGTTTTAAAAAATAATAGTAAAAAAGTTGCTAAAAATTCTAAAGCAACAAGTATAGTAGATTTTTTAAACAATTCAACATTTAATGATAATAGTGTTATACATAAAGCATATGTAGGTAGTGAACAATTTTTTGATGGTCAAACTATGTCTGCTATATTATTGTTAGAATTGTCTGGTAACTTTAATCCTAGTGTTTTTAGAAATGTTCTTCAAACATATAGAAATAAAAAAGTAGAAGTTGGTGAGTTAAATGGAAGGCTTCTTTTAGAAAAACCTAAATTTAAAATTAAAGATAAAGGAGTATCTGAATTTGATGTAAATCTTTACGAACAATTACCAGAAGAACCTGCAAAAATTTCAGAAAAGTTTTCTATTAAAATAAATAATGACTTTACGGAGTTAAATGTGTTAAAACATTTTTCTCAACCTTTAGATTTAAAAACTGATACTAAAAAACTTAAAGGCGGAGAAATGTATTTGTCTAGGGTAAATGATTTAAATGAAGGTCAGTATGGTAAAGAAAGAAAAGAAAATGAAGAACAATATTATAGACAAACAGGTTTATTAAATACTAATGTTTCTTTTATAGATTTTGTTGAAATACCAGAATACAAAGAAGCTTACTCTGCGGCTAAAGCCAAATACGAAAGATACTTATCTGACTTAGTAGATTCAGAGGTTTTAAGACAAGATATGCTTCAAACAATATCTGTCCCAAGACTTTATGATAAATTTGATGATGATTATTTTATTAAATTAAATGATAAAGTTTCTACTATATATAAAAATTCTTTAAAACTAGATTCTTTAGCTAAAAGAAATTTAATTTCAGAATTATATAGAAGATATTCACAGGCTACTACACAAGGTCAAATTAAAAAATGGAAAAGCACTGAAGAAGGTAGAAAATTATTTGAAAGAATTGACTACAAACAAAATCAAGATAGGGACTTAGATATAGCAAGCACTTGGTTTAGTCCAGGAGACTTTGGTCAATACTTTCCAACTCTTGCTAGTGTAAGAAGAAACTTGGAATTAGAAAATATGCGGATGCATAGAGATTTAAGAAAAGTTCAAAAAGAATTAAATGATGCTTATGTTGCTTTGTTTAATAGTAAGTATACATTGCCAAGAAAACTAGTAGAAGGTATATCTGTTACGCCTATTGTAAATTTAATTTATTCTCAAACTCAAATAGCAGATAGCCTTTTTGAAAACTTACAAACTCAAAGGTCATATTTAAAGAAAAATTCTAAAAATAAATATGAGTATGTAAGCGAAACAAAACTAAATGAAAAGTTTTTTACTGCTGATAATAAAGTAAAACTTTTAGTTAAAGGTACTAATCAAAAAGTTTCAGATGTTTTAAGTAAAGAAGAATATAATTACGCTAAACTAATTGAAAAATATACCACGTTCTATTCAGACTTGATAAATTCAAAAGTTAGTAAAAATGAACTTTCTAGAAACTTTAAAACTAGACAATATTATACTCCAATAAAAACAGCCTCTTTATATGAAACATATAAACGAAGAGGTATATACGGGTTGTACTATAAAAGTTTAGATAAAGATTATTTATTTGATAATGTGTTTATAGATGCTTACAATCCTGTATCTAGAAAACAAGAAACTTTAACTTACAGAGACTTTAAAGCCATATACTCTACTAGTAATGAGGAAATTAAAAAATTTATAGAAGAAAACAAGTACACTAATATTGATATAAATGATTTTAATCAAGTAAAAAGAGTTAAGGCTTTAAAGAAAGCGAGAAAAGATGCTAGGGCATATTACGAATCTGGTAAAGACGCTTTAGGAAATACTATAGTAGAAGATAGTGGAGAAATGCAAGCTATAGATGCTGAGCAGTCTATTATGAATCGTTATATATCTAAACGTTCAAGAAGAGCTTCTTACTTTGCGGGTAACAATTTACATCATGCTATATATTCTTATATAAAAGCAATGACGTTTCAGTTTGGAACAGCCTATCAAAGTAATGATAATATATATAAAAGATTATCTTTTAAGGTTGCTGAAGATGAATTGTATGGAAAAAACTCTGTTCGTTCAACAATAGAAAGTTTAGGTAAAAACTCTTTTTTAAATTTAGAAAATAGCGAGCAAGGTGGTAGAAACTTTGAAGGTTTTGAAAAACAAAAACTTATGGTTCATGCCGCTAAGTTTAAAATGGAGTCTGAAAACAAAAAAAATTCAGCAAGATATTTACAAGAAGTAATTTTAGATAAATTTATAAGTAAAGAGCCTAAAAAAACTTTTACTAGATTTGAAAGAACTGAAAGAGGTTTAGCAAATTTTCTAACTAAGTGGACAATGTATGTTGGTTTAGGTTTTAATATACCTGCTGCTAAGTATAATGTTTTAATTGGTAAATACAACTCTTATAGGTCTCAAGGAGGTAAAGATTCTATGGTTGGTATAGCTAGATATTTTGGAGTAGATAATATAACAAGCGGCAAGTTTGACCATAGGGCTATGAAAAAAGCATCTAAAATGCTAGATGAGTTTGGTATACTTACATATAGGCCTGAAGAACAACTTGAAGGAGTTTCGGCAGAAACTTGGTTTGATAAAATATTATTCTCTCCTATGGTTGCTGCTGAAAAGTTTATACAAGCCTCTCAATTTTTAGGAGACCTAACTCAAGAAGAGTACGACTCTTATTACTTAGACAAAGATGATAACCTACAAATAAAAGATACAGCAAATGTTTTAAGTGCAGATAGGCTTGCTGCTATATCGAGAAGAATACAAAACACACAAGGTAGAGGTTATTCTGACTTAGACCAAAGACTAATACAGGTATACGCTTTGACTAATATGACTTTGCAATTTAAAAGATGGTTGCCTACATATCTTACTGATAGGTTAGGTAAAGGTGGCTATGAAAGTTATATTGATGATTTTGGCAATATATATAGAGGAAGTATACAGTCTGCTGTTTCTAATCCAAAAACATTATTAGGAATTGAAAGTTTAGGTAATCAAGATACTGGAACAAAAGAAGGTATAGAAAGATTTAGAAGAGGCGCTATAGGGTTTGCTTTAGTTGCAATGTTATTGCTAGCCACTGCTGATGATGATAAAAAAGAAGAAGATATGTTTATAGACTTGCAAAGAGTTATAGATGACCAAGCTTTACTTTTAAATCCTGAAGATTGGAAATGGTTGGTTACAGTTCCTGGTTTTGCAACATTAGAAAACATGATTATGTTGTTTTCAGAAATAATTAAAGGTGCAATTCCTGGAATAGATGCTGGAAGATATACTAGAGATGCTAAATATGGGGCTAAAGGAGATTTAAAGGCTACAAGAAGGGTTGCTTCTCTATTACCAACTTTTGCTAGAAGTTTATTAGAAAGACCTCAAACAAGAAGTGAGAAATCTAGGCAGGCTAAAAGAAGCCAACAAAAACGTAGAGAAAAAAGTACTAGATAATTTTGTATATTTGCTTAAATTAATATAAATGTCAGCAACTGAAGTAAACACAAATGTAGCTCAAGAAATGAACATCACGCACAGGCGTGGTGATTCTTTTGAGTTACAAGTATCTGTAACCGATACAGCAAATAACTCTTCTTTTGATTTAAGTCAAGCTCAATTAGGGACTAATCCATTTCCTTTAGCTGGCATAATGCCAGTATATCAAGCAAAAATGACTATTAAAAAAAGAAACTCACAACATGAGGCTTTAAATATATACACATACTATTGGCAAGATGTTCATGGAGAGAATAAAACTCCAACTTTAATAAAGACTGGACATTATTATGGAGAAAAAATAGGAGGTAATTTAGGTGATGGAGCAGGAAATCAAAGTCCTTTATATGCAGGCATATATTTACTTGAAAGTACTGGTGCAAGTTCTGAAGAAAATATATTTATAAAAGCGCCTAATTCTTATATAAACTTTGACCCAGGTCAATATATATATGACTTACAAATTAGAAGAAAAGATGAATATTCTACATCTGATAATGGAGCCATATATACTACATGGCTTTTTGGAAAGTTTACTTTAATAGATGATGTAACAGAAATATGAGTGTAATTATAAACCCTACAACACAACAAGCGACTATAGCTTTAAATGCTAATAATTTAGGTGTAGTAGGTCTTCCTAGCGCTATATCTGAATCATTAATTGAAATTAAATATTCTTTTAGCGATTTTAATCAAGCTGATATATCTTCTTTTAAAAAAGGAGATGTTGTTGTTTTTACATTATCACCTAATGAAAATAGTTATGGTTGTAAAATTACACAAGCATCAACTTCATTTATTGCTAATGCAAGTAAAATGCTTATGGCTTTTGTAAGTTATTCAGGCTCTACTTTAGTTTTAATGCATAAAGGCTATTTAGATTTTGATAATATTTCTACAGACTCAAATCCAAACGCTTTACAATCTTGGCAAATAGGTCAAACTATTTACTTAAATAATAACAAAATAAGCATAACACCCCCAAACGCTTCTGGTAGTTGGGTTAAATCAATTGGCTTTTGCATGCCAAATAATATTAATAAAAAAAGAATTTGGTTTGAATCAGACAGTACATTCTTAACCTTACAATAAAAAAATAAAAAATGGCAACTTATCCAAAAATAACAGGTAACGCAGCAAGTGGTAGTGTAACTGCAGCTCAGGCAGCAAAATTTGATTTACTTACTTTAGAAAATTCAAGCTATTCTTCAAGTGTAGCAATAGACTCTACAGCAAATTTAGATATTCTTACTAAAAGGTTTATTCATTCGTCTGATGGTCACACAGAAGTTTATTGTACTTTAATAATAAAAAACACTTCATCTACGGCTACAAATTTAAGAATTAATCAAATATCACTTATGAAAGGTAGTATTCAGAGTGGTACTCTTGAAGGTAGTGTTTGGAGTGTAGGTTCTGCGGGTAGTGTATCTCACGACACAACTGGCCCTATTGAGCTTGATTATTTTAAGAAAAATACTAATGGTACAGATAGCACAACTCCTTTTATAGGAATACAAAGTGAGACTGCAGGCTCTGGAGGTACAGAAGATAGTGGTAATGGAAATCAAATTGAAGTTGGCAATAGTAGCTTTTCAGCCTACGCTACACCGCCAAATTTTTTAAAATTTAAAGTTTCAAACAGACTTGGACAAGGAGTTGTAGAATATCAGGCTGCAAACACTGCAGAAGATGATTTTGATTTTAGATGTCCTATATATACGGCAACAAGTTTAACTACTGATACTACAGGAATTCCTGCTGGTCGTTATGCAACAATTACTTTTAGAGTAAGTGTAGATAATGTAGCTGCTTTTAATAATGATACTTATAGTTTAGTTATAAAACACGATGGTGTTAATGGTGGTTTTGAAAATCAAGATGTTTCGATTCCAATTACTTTAGAAATGACTAACAATATGTCTGTTGTTCTTAGACTTGATGATGCAACAGTTCAAACAGGTGCAGGGTCAACTACTGCAAGTACAGTGTTAAGCGGTGTTTTGAATACATTCCCTGCAGTAACTACTACCACTGATAGTAACACTGCTAATTTTGCTAGTGCTGCTGTTGCTGAAGATTATATAGCAGGAGTAGGTCAAGATAATTTAGATTTAACTAGACAATTATTTAGAAATAATACTTTTAGTTGGAATGATATTAGTCCTGTTGGAGAAAATGTTTCATTAAATATAGAGATTACAGACAGTGTTTTAAATACTCTTGGTAGCAGCCAACTACAAGAATCTATTTTTGAAGGAATTGCTGGTTTAGGCGCCTCAGTTAGAAGTAAGTCATTTAAATTAGCTACAAGTCCTTTAGGGACTGGAACAAGTAATGTTTATCCACAAAATTATAATGCTGTTTATGGGGTACATGAAAACTTTGATTTTGCATCACAAAATCAGGCAAATAAAATACAATTTATAGCAAATACTACAAATCCAAATGCAGAAACTATACAATCAACTATTGGAATAATAATAGTAAAGCATAGTTTATTTACAGTTCCTGATGTTACTGTAAATAAAATGGTGAATCTTAACAATAGTCAAGGTGCTATTGCAGGTGTGAATCATACAAAACCAAATTGGAGTGTTGCTAATAATTTAACTACAGAATCAATTATACATACTACTGCTACTGGTGATTTTAACACAGAATTTTTACATATTTATGGAACAGGCAAACAAACTACCCATCAATGTGCGCCAGGTTACCTTTCAAATTATTTCGATAGAAATGGTAATTTTTCTGAATTTTCCTCTATTACAGGTCTAAGTGAGTTTGACATAAATGTTAGAATAAATGTAACACAAAGTAGTGATGATTTGGTATTTAACGGAATAACTACTTGGACTGCTGTTTCAGATAATATAACTAACATAAAAAAAGGGCTTGGATTTGCAAAATCAAATTGTTCTGTTCATATGACAGCATATGCTTCTAATCCAGAAACTATAGAATCATTAACTTATGGAAATGATGCTAGTCATACTGGCGGTGATGGTAACAATGATTCTGTAACTAGCGCAATATCAGGTATTTCTGCTAAAAGAAAAGATTATTCTGTAAAATTAGAAACAAGTAATCCTTCTTTTGGAAGTAGTCCGAGAGGATATAACCTTACTGATATTAATGGTAATTTTGATACAGACACCTATAATTACATTCAAGGTCTTGGTGCTGAAACTTATACAGCGCAAATTAGTTTACCTACAGGTCATATTGATTATGGGTTGGGAAGAGTTCCTAATCATACAACACACTCAAGAACAGTAAGTTTTAATGTAGCGAAATATCCAGTTTTGCCAGATTTAGGTATAGTTCTTTTTCAAACAAATTTAGGTAATACATATATTGATGCTGTAGGTAGTTATAATGATGGAATATATGATGCTAACGCTATAGTTAACCCTATTGTAGTTGATAAATGGCAAAAACTAAATGTAACAGCAAATGCTGACATTGGTCAGGTAGCCTCTACAAGAACTAGTCCTACAGATGGTTTATATGATTGGAATCAAAATGCTTTAGCAGACGGTGGCGCTGTTGATACTGC